CGGCTGGTCGGGCCCGGCGTGCTCGACTATGCACGGCGCGACGCGGATACGATTTATGTCGGCAAGGCGCCCGGCGGAACTGTTGACGGTGCCCTACGTTCACTCATTGGCCTTGAGTCGAATCCCGACAAGGGCGAGCGAGACTTGGTGTACCCGGCGCGCATCAATCCGCTCATCAACACCACCCAGACTGGTTTGGCTGTGTGGGGCGTGCGGACGCTGTCAGCGACCAACGACATCTTCCGATACATCAACGCAGTGAGGTTGTTCCAGTTCGTTGAGAAGTCGGTCTTCAATTCGACTCACAACTTCGTGTTCGAGTCGATCACCGCTTCGCTGTACACATCAATCAAATCAACCATCGACGGGTTCCTGCTGAACCTCTACAACACGGGTCACTTCGCGGGCAACACCCCATCCGATGCGTTCTTTGTCATCGTTGATCAAACAAACAACCCGCCGGAAGTCGTCAACGCGGGCCAAGTCGTTGTTGACATCGGCATCGCTCCGAACCGCCCGGGTGAGTTCATTCGGTTCCGGTTCTCGCAGAAGACTCTGACCGCGTAACAGGCGAAAAACACGGGAGATAGAAGATGAGCGTAACCGTTACAATTACGAACCTGGCTGCCACGCCCACGCCTATCTCTGAGGCGTATGTCGTCCTCGACGCGGCTGGCGGAGCCAATGACAGTATCGATATCCAGCGCTCCGTTGCAGAGCTGGACTCGATGCGGGCCCTGAAGACTCTGGTGGACGCAGGCACAGTCAGCGTTTCTCCGGTCCAGTCTTCGGACAATGTTGACCTGATGTCCATTCCCCTGGAACAGCATGGTCAGGTTGCGGCTCTCGACGTCAACGCCGTGGCGTTGCTGACGGCCACTGTGACATTTGCCGAGCCGTTTCCAACGGGCGTGACTCCGGTTGTCACGCTGTGCCTGGACAAGTCCAACGGCGCTGCGGCCCGTGGTGAGATCTGGGTTCAGGCTGTCACAAACGCCGGGTTCGACTACTACTACGACGTCACCACCAACGACGCGGGTAACACGAACGACCTGAACTGGAAGGCCACCTACTAGGCCGAGTAGCTCGCTACCTCAGGCGTGATATACTCAGTCTGTTACTTCGGGAAGTGAGAGGCACCCATGGCTAGAGCAAAAAGCACTGACTACCTTCACAATTTTCGGTTTCACGTACTAGTACGTGGATTCGGTGATGGCGTGGGTATCCCTCAACTGGGCACTGCAGCTCCAGACGTCTCTGCTGGTTTCAATGCAGTGACCACTCCTGAAGCGACCCATGACGCGGTTGAGTATCGCGAGGGGCACTTCATCTATACCCAGAAATACGTCGGCATCCCGACGGTTAGCGACATCACCATGTCGCGCGGTGTCGCTTTGGGCGATGGCACGTTCTGGCTCTGGATGAAGGATGTCATTGAGGGCAACGCTGAGTACCGTGCCGATGTGTCGATCTTCCATCTTCACAGGGACTCGAAGCAAGCTTCTGACGCCAATACGAACAACGAGTTCCAGAAGGTCGATGTCGGCGCCGGGCTCCCTGGCTGGATTGAGTACAGGCTCAATCAGGCGTTCCCGATTCGACACAAGGTGTCGTCAGATCTGGATGCCACTGCCAGTGAGGTGTCGATCCAGGAAATCGACATGGCCATCGAGAGCTTCAATATCATCGACGAGAACAGGGCTCCGTAGGGACCTGCAGCCAACTTCCCCTTAAAGGCCGCCACTGTCGTGGTGGCCTTTTCTTTGTTACTCTCACCGCATGCCGCGTCGCCGCATACTTGATGTGCTTCAAGATCATGTCTTCTGGGCATTTGATGCGACCAACGAAGGGGTCCCCGTGTTTAACCCGCTCTTCGGGTTCTCTACGGTTACGTCTCCTGAGATCAACGTCAATGTAGAGACGTTCAAAGACGGCACCTATCTGTACAACCGGAACGTGGTCAAGGGCGGAGAGGTTGGGCCGGTCGTGTTCACGAGAGCTGCGACGATGTTCGACTCAGACTTCTATGAGTGGATCATCTTTGCCTTGCACGGAGACAAGGGATATCTGGGGGACGGGGGTGCGCTCGGAAAAGTCGGTGCAGCTGTTGGCGGTTTTCTGTCTGGAGGCGCAAGGATTACGCCTCGACGGAACCTGCTGGTCATTCATTTCACAACCATCAACATCAAGGATGCGATCACCTCTGACGATCCGTTACTGAATGCTGGGGCGGCTGTCACCGCTGGTCTTGCTGCAACGTTTGCGGCGTCATTTGTTACTAGTGGCGGAGGGGCTTTGATAGCCGGTGGAGCCGTTGCTGGAGTTGCAGCAGCTCAGGGGTTTGGTCTGGGGCCGTTCGAGTTCGCGACACGCATTCCGGCTCGTGCATGGTTGCTACACAACTGCATCCCAGTGCGCTATCGTCCTGGCAATGACTTCGATGCATCGTCTGGACAAGTGTCCATACAGGAGCTTGAGGTTCAGCCAGAGTTTGTCGAGGAATACAGCCTAGGACTGAAACCATAATGGCCGGACGCAGCAAAGATCAGCTCTATCAGGTGGACCTTGGCGGAAAGGCGAGTCTTGACGTCATCAAGCTCGACGACGGGACAGTTTTGTTCGTGATTTCTGAGCGGGGCCCGGTCCAATACCGGACTGTCGCATCAGTGGATCCACGCGAGGCCATTGGGATTGCGAAACATATCGTAGGGATCGAGAGCGCGGAGGACGACGATGTCGAATGATGACTGGAGTTACCTAGATCTGGTAGCAACGTGTTTCTCAAGGGACAGCGACCGAGACCTCAGGAGCCATGCCCAAGCTCAAGACATGGTTCACCCATCCGGCGGGCACCACCCAGCCCAGGGTCAGTACGTAATTGACCCAGACTACTTTGAATTACTAGGGTTTGACGACCCGTCCGAGTTGTTCAAGTATCACAAGTAATACCTCTGCAGGTTCCTCAGGTAACAGCTTGACGGACCTATCATATTAGAGGTAATACAGTGGGTATCTCCATTGAGAGGTATCCCTTGAAACAGCCCCACCCCGGACCACTGTCAGACGTGACCGACCTTCTGGAATGGAAGGAAGCGGTCTTGGAGCGATGCGGACACGAGTGTGTCAACTGCACTCGGCGCGACAGGGTGGCTGCATGCTTTGTGATTCCGCCTGAGGCGGGCGGTAAGCTGCGCAGTTCGAACGGCGTAGTTGTGTGTCGGGACTGTAGGATTGCCGCTGAGAGCGCGCGAGTCCTCCCTCAGCGCATCGACAACAAGACCCCTATCAACTTTCTCATCAGTGGCGTCTTGCATCAGACGGTGCATGCCTACGCCCATAATGGCTCCAGGTTCGGAAGTGTGTCGGCTCTGCTGAGGTCGATGATCACGTCGTTCATCACGCAGCCTGAGCTGTACGAAGATCTGCAGAGCTGGCAGGACGCTGGTTCTGATGTGAAGGTCAATGGTTGGGTTGATGGGGCTCAGTACGAAGTCTTCAAGGGCATGTGTCAAGAGCGGAATCTCAGCTACACAGATGCGCTCAAGGGTCTTCTGCTGGTGGCGGTTGATGGCTACGGAAGCAAGGAAAGTCACTGAGGTGCTAGATGGATAACCAGATTACAGTCGCGAAGCCAGGCATTGATTCGTACGAGCTTCCGTGCGGCCTTCTTACCAACGAGGGGGAGCTGTACACGGAGGTGACACTACGGGAAATGACGGGTGAGGAAGAGGAGATTCTCGGCGCCCGGAATATGCCGGTAACCAAGAAGATCAACAAGGTGCTGGCGAACTGCACAGAGTCCATCGGACCACTTCCCAGGCCTTCGATTCCGTCTGTCATCCCGCACCTGATGCAGGGAGACCGGATCTTCCTGCTCCTTGCCATCCGAAGGGTGAGCCTCGGCGACGAGATGCCCTTCAACTCGAAGTGTCCCAGCTGTGACTCAGAGAGCCAGTTCATCATCGACCTCGGCGATCTTGAGATCAAGCCGATGCCCGACCCAAAGCAGCGGTTCTACGAGCTGGAGCTGCCCAGGACCGGCAAGAAGGTCCGAATGAAGACCCTCACTGGCACAGGAGAGGACGCGATATCCAAGGCCAGCAACAAGGGCAAGGACATCATCACGACCGCCATCTTTTGCCGTGTCGAATCCATCGATGACCAGCCGCCGAAGATGAAGGACATCAAACAGCTTCCACTCATCGACCGGAACTTCCTGAAGAACTCCTGGGAAGACCATGAGGGTGGCGTCGACACCACAATCCAGATTGGCTGCCCAACCTGTGATTACGAATACGAGACGGAGTTGGATATCTCCCAAGAGGGTTTTTTCAACCCCTCGGCAGCATTGAAGGCCTGGAAGAAGAAATCTTCTTTCTGATGGAAAGCTTTCGGGGGCTTACATACGAGTCCATCATGAAGATGCCTTCGACTCGACGCATACGGATGATTCTCAAAAAGCAGGAACTTGAGCAGGAGCGACGACGCAACGAAGAACGGTCAGCTCGAAGACGATAGCTCAATGATGATGATGCGCGAAAGTGCTTGCGCGCATCAGTGATGAACCCAAGGGCGAGATGAAGAGATGAGGTCTCTGTGTCTCGCCTTTTCTTTAGGTAGGTGGCGGGATCTAGCGAATTTTTGTAGTGTCGTGATAGATGATGACGTCTGTAGATAAGGCCAGGGAGGGGACGCCATGGGGCTGAACTTTCTAGGCCTGGGCTTCAACTTTGGATCCCAGGACAAGGGTCTCGGGAAGTCCATCAAGACGACTGCGTCTGGGCTCGCAGACATCAATAAGTCCGTCATCGGTATCGGCCTTGCTGGCGCCAAGATGACGCTCAAGTTGCCCAACGTCAAAGGGGCACTTGGTGGGATGCAGAATCTCGCCAATGACGTCAAGGTGACCACGACGTACCTGGAAGCCTATGGCGTACAGGCCAACAAGGTGTCGTCAGCCGGTCTAGCTGGACTCGATCTGACTGCTACGCAGTTCAGGAAGATGAAGTCTGAGATTTCCTCGACTGCATTTTCTATGAATATCGATGTCGCGACCGTGACGAAGTCGATGGTGGCTCTGAAGCAGTCTGGTATCGACGTGCGGAAGATTGGCTTCAAGAGCTTCAAGGAGTTCCAGAAGTTCATGGCTGTCACAGGCACTGATGCGACAGTGTTTGCGGCTGGTGTGAAGAAGCTCAAGACTGAGTTCGGTTTCACGGATGAGGCTGTCAAGGACCTAATCCAGACGACTGCAGCTATGGGCAAGAAGCTCAACCTGGGCAAGGAGGCCGTCCAGGGCATGGCTGCGGTTACCAAGATCATGTCCGAGGAGTCCGCAGGCTTCTTCAAGGAATGGGGGCCGGAGAAGATCAAGAAGTACCAGATGGGCACGCTGAAGGTGGCTGGCGCGCTCGTCAAGATGGGCAGCACATCATCTGAGGCGATGCAGACGTCTCAAAGATTCACTCAGCAGCTAGTCAAGGGTCAGGCAGGCATGCACAGCCTGTTTGCTGGGCTGTCAACAGATCTTGGCGTTGACATGGATGTCCTAACCCAGCACCTGGGGAACCCGCAGGCCGCGTTTGAGGCTCTTCAGAAGAGCCCTGAAGACTTCGCGCTCCACATGGCCAAGATGAGCAAGAAGGTTCAGGAGCTGGCCAAGGAACAGACGCGAACGAAGCTGTTCGGTGGCATGTCCGATGAGGCGATTGAGGCATCTGGCAGGATGAAGGAGTTCCAGAATGCTGTCGCCAAGAACACGACACAGCTGACCTCCAGGTTCTCCCTGCAAATGGGGGAGGCGTTCGGCCCCGGCATGACCAACCTCATCAACAAGGGGCTAGACCCTCTTGAGAAGTCGCTGGCCGAGTCAGGGAAGACGGTCAAGGGCAGCGACAAGGACATCGCCAGCTACGCGAAGAAGTGGCACGACGGACGTACAGCGGCCGAGAGATTCGCGATTGCCCAGGACCGGGTTCTCACGAACATGAAGAAGGTCCACGGCGTGATGAGCGATACCGAGTTCATCACGAAGTACAAGAAGCAGACAACAGAGCTGACGAAGGCGCTTAATGAGCAGGCCAAGAAGGGTGGCGTCCTTGGCAAGCTAACTCAGAAGTTCATTGAGTTTCGTGTGTTTGGCATTGGTGGAACCCTTGCTGCATCCAGCAAGTGGGGTTTCATGATGACCGAGATGGCCAAGCAGTTTGGCCCGGTTCTTCAGGGTGTGGCGTCTGCAGCTATTGCGTTCAGGGCTTTGGCCAGTCCGATTACCCTGGTTGCTGGGCTCATTGCTGGTCTCTATTTCGCCTTCAAGGACCTGGAAAAGGGCGAGAAAAGCATCATCAGGCCTTGGCTTGAGAAGCTGAAGAAGAACCTGCCGAAAATCTTTGCAGCTGTTAAGGCTGCCCTCATCAATGCGTTCAGCGTTCTCAAGGACGTAGTCATCTACGTCATCGAGAAGACGCCGTGGGCAAAGGTTGGTCAGTTCCTTGGGAAGGCGTTCTCCTACGCGATGGAGATTGCCATCAAGATCGTGGAGTACGCCTTCAAGGCTGTGTTCAAGATTGGCGAGTGGCTAGCCTCTCTCGATTGGCAGGGCATCGGTCGCAAGGTGGGCGGGTGGTTTGCCGCCATTGCGGTGATCGCTATCGGGGCCTTCGTCAAGGTGATGAAGAAGCTGCCCGAGATCATCCTCACCATCTTCAACAAGTTGGTGGACTTCGTCATCGGAGCGCTCGACGGCATCAGCGATTATCTGCAGAAGAAATTCCCTGAATACGCCAAGCCAATTCGCATCTTCTTCAATGTCGTGAAGGCCATCATTCACGCTGTTCGCGTAGTCATCGTAGGGACCTTCAAGGCCATAGTCTGGGCCGTCAAGAAGCTCTTTCAGGGCCTCGTAGCCATCTTCAAGGGCATCTTCAAGGTCATTGAGTGGGTCATCATCAAGCCGTTCCAGATGTGGTGGAAGATCGTCAAATGGGTCGTCGACAAAGTCGTCGGTGCATTCAAGTGGGTAGGCGAGAAAATCAAGGCGATGGGGTCGTGGCTTTACGACAAGCTGTCGTGGCCGTTCAGGAAGCTATGGGGTTACGTTTCTGACGCAGCCGGGTGGATCAAGGACAAGCTAGGTGGCATCGGCAGTGCTATCGGCAGCGTAGTCAGTAGCGTCGGCAGCGCCATCTCCAGCGTTGGATCGACTGTGTCGGGCTGGTTCACCGGGACCATATCTATCTCCGATGCGCTCAAGAAAACCATCGCCGAGGCAGAGAAGAAGCAGAAGGATGCAGCTGGCGCAGCCGCCGCAGCCGCCGAGGCAGCTCGAATAGAGGCCGAGAAGCGGCACAAGGCAGAGATCGCGAAGCAGGCCGCCCTGATCGTGACCGAAAAGCAGTACAAGACGGCCAACGCCGAGGTCAAGGCGCTCGTCAAGGCGCAGCTCGACGCAAACCAGCGCGTGCTTACCACTACAGGAAAAATCATCGCAGCAGAGGAGGCGGTGATTCATTTCAGCCGGACCGCCGCAGGGGAAGTCAAGAAGGTTGGTTACGAGCTGAAAGACATGCAGCTCGCCAAGATCACCGAAGAGCCCTTCGTGAAGGGCAAGGCGATGATGGAGCAATTCCGAGCCGAGACAGCCCGGATGCGCAAGGAGCATGGACAGGGCAGCGAAGAGTTCGGCAAGCACCTTGATGAGTGGCAAGGCAAGTTCAGGGAGTTCCGTAAGGAACATGGCATCTCAGCACAGGCGGCGTCCGGCTGGAACGAAATCCTGTCCAAGCAGTTCAGTGTTGAGAAGAATTTAATCAAAGAGATAAGCAAAGAACACTCCAGCTATGCCGCAGCCCTTATGAAGCAGCAAACCGAAACTGCCAATGCTGCTGCGAGAGAGATACAGGCCCTGGAGGCTGCATACCTGGCTAAGAAGAAGCGAACAAAAGAAGACTACGCGCTGCATCAGGAGAACATCAAGCAAGCCCAGGCTCGATGGCAGCCCTATAGAGATCAGATCAAGGAATCCTCCGATATTCTGAGCAAGAACATGTCGGAGTCGTTCGACAAATTTGCTGGCAATGCCAATAAGCAGATGTTGTTTGCAGAGCGTGCGGCTCAGACCTACGCAGATGCCATGAAGGCCAGGGGCTCAGAGGTGGCAGGTGCGCTGAAGGGCACATCAGATGCCACCAAGGCCCATGTTCAGAGCGTCTATGACAAGATTGCCGAGGCCCAGCGCAAGGAAATCTTTGTTTTCCTGAGGGACACGAAGCTCAAGGGTGCAGAGCTTGATGCGGCGGTGAACAAGATCAAGGCCGACTACACACAGATGGCTGACGATGTAGCCAAGAATACGCAGACGGCCCAACAGAACTTGATCAAGGGTTCAACGGAGGGGTTCGATGCCCTCAACAAGGACCTACTCGCGAAGCTCGACAAGACGAACAAGGACCTCAGCGTCAAGTCCAAGGCGATGGCGGGGGCCATTGAGAAGGAGTTCGGTGTCTCCGGGGATGCGGCTGTCGATGCAGTTGGGAAGATTGCCAGCATCAATCCAAAGAAGTTCGAGCGCAATATGCGTCGCGTGACGGCGAGCTTCAAGAAGTTCTTGGACACCCTGGACAAAGAGGTCAAGGACCTTATCGACAACACCGCCAAGAACATCAACAAGTTCTGGGAGCAGAGCAAGAAGGGCTGGGAAGACCAGGAGAAGCTCGTTGAGAAGTTTGGACGCACAGCCAAACAGGCCAGCGACAAGATGTGGACCGACATTGTCAACAGCGCCAAGACTGGCGTCGGTGGATTGGCGGGCGTGTCGCGGTCGATAGCTGGCTCGGTACGAACGATCTTCTCCAGCATCAACATTCTCGACCTTCTCGCCAGCAGCGATGACATCAGAAACTGGGCCAACCGAATCATCGACGGACTGGCGTTCGCGTTTGCGGGCGGAGGGGCAGTCTTCAATCAGCTCATTGACAGGAGCTTCATGCGAGCCCTCGGTGCGGCTGACAAATTCCGGGCGCAGAAGAAGGCTGAGTCTGCTACAGCGGGCGGGTCGGCGGTGGATGAGGGTGACCAGCAGGTAAGGACGGGCGAGTCGGCGGTGATGTCGCTCAGGACGGCCGTCAACAACCCAATGTGGGCGCGGGATGGTCAGACGATTCCGACCAAGCTCGATAAGATCGCTGAGGAAATCAAGAGGCTCAAGACGGTTATCGGCACCCAGAAGTTTGGCGCTGAAGCTATCGACGCCTTGAAGGACTAGGTAATGGCAGTATCCATCGCACAGTCATCACGATTGCAGTTCGCAGAGTTGCTTCTCTCAGAAGGAGTCGAATTCTGGGACACGCTTGTCTTGCCGAGCACCACGGCCCGCGCCGATGACATTGTGCATCCGGTGCAGGACGGAGATCGGATTGACCTGATCGCTCAGCGGTACTACCAGGATCCAGTTCTTTGGTGGGTGATTGCTTGGGCTAATGACTTGGAGATCATCCCAACAGATCTCAAGGAGGGGCAGCTGCTCCTCATTCCCTCAAAGAACTTCGTCCAGAACAGGCTGATTGCGTTTGCCAGGACCGGGAGGATTGGATAGGTGGCTCTCGATTTCTTTGGCGTCACGCTGCGCGGCGCAATCAGGCAGGCCCAGCGAGGGGACCTGCCTGAGCGAGTCATCGACCTATGGGTCGGACAGGAGGAGAGTCAGCTCTCCAAGCTGGGGGCATTGGCTTTCGTCTCCCAAATCAACGTTGCATTCAGGTTGGGGTACAACGCCCAGCTGAGTATGGTGCTGACACCTCCGTTCGAGGACGGACTGAAGTTCATTAACTCAGAGATCATTCACTTCGGCACTGGGCGACTCGAACTGAGCTTTGGTTACACGACAGGCACAACAGGGGACGGTGAGTCACAGAGGCAAACGCTGCAGTTCACCGGCTTTATGCAGAAGCCGGATGTCAAGATTGGCAACGATGTGGTCATTACCCTACACGCACTGGGGGTTGGCTATGCGTTGAACATTACAGGCGGGTCCGAGGCACGAGAGTTCCGTGAGAATGCGTCATTTGCTACGGCCGTCAAGGAGACGCTTGAGAAGTACGTGAGCACGGGTGGCAAGCAAGGCGTATTCAATGTCGAAGATCTGTACAAGTTCTTTGACGAGACCAAGGGTGCTGACGGGAAGACACCGTTAAGCGACCCCCAGAATGGGCACATATTTTTCAGGGAGCCGCCTTTGCTGCCTGGTACTGAGCCGCCCCCGCCAAAAACGGACGAGGATACGGGGACTAAGAAAAAGAAGAAGCAGAAGAACCCCCCTCCTGAGAAGAAACCCAAGGTAAAGATTCAGGTAGGACCCAGGAATGACTGGTGGTTCGTCCAGGAGACGGTTAAGCGATTCGGACTGAACATGTTCATCCTGGGAGAGAAAGTCATCATTGCGGACTCGAAGGAGTGGCTAAAGGCGAGGTTTGGCTCCGATGGTGGAGGAATTAAGCATTTCCTTTTACACGGCGAAGTTGATCCAACGAGGAGCATGTTCCCCATCCTGTCGTTCAGTTCTCCGACGACGGCGGTGTGGCTGAACCCCGGCATGGGCAAGTGGGTTTCCAAGGATATCAACGAGGAGAAGACCAAGAAAGAGGAGACAGTTTCCAAGGACAACGTTCCCTATACGCTGGTGGGGGGCGACTCTGTTCGCGATCCAGATGCGAAGGTCCTGAGCAACAAGGATCCCCAGGACGCAACGGCGAACATGCCGGGCAATCCGGGGAGGGAGAACATCAGGGAGCAGATGAAGGCTGAGTGGAAGTCCCTGCAGATGGAGGGCGGCATCACAGCGGAAGTCTCAACCCTCGGCATCCCAAGCCTTCAGCCAGGGGAAGTCGTCATGCTGCACGGGTTCGAGGAGCGAGGCGTCAGCGGGGACGAGAAGAACATATTCAACGGCAAGTACGGAATCACCGAGGTTCGCCATTCCGTAGGCGTTGGTGGCTACCAGACCAGATTCAAGGCAATCAGTAATTTTTACCCAGAGGCGTTTGCGGATGCGACAAAGAAGGTGGGGCAGAGCACTCCTACCCCGAATGAGAGCCTTCCATCCAGCGAGTCGCCGGGCACTCTGAGCAGCCCCAAGAGCACTAGGCGTACTCCGCCAGCGGATTGATTATATGCCTGATTGGAATCACAGCTTCACGACGTTCATAGAGTACCTGTACAGGTATGGGCTGGAATTCTTTCGGCGCTACCATGGGCCGTACAAGGCGCTCGTCATAAACAACCACGACCCCGAGGGGCTCGGGCGTATCATTGTGGAGTGCCCGCGTGCGCGTCTAGGTCCAGGGAATACGAGCTGGGTGCTGCCGATGATGCAGGGGGCCGGTAGTGCGCAGGGTATCTTTTGGCCACCCGAGGAGAAGGAGTACGTCTGGGTCTTCTTCGAAAACGGGGATCCAACCATCCCGCTGGCGTACATGGGCGGCTGGTATGCCGCTGAGGATGTCCCAGATGGAGACAAGGATAACTCGCTAGATCCCGAGGACGATGGCGCTCCCAAGAAGAGGGGGTTTCAGACACCTGGTGGACATAGCGTTGTCCTAGACGACAAGGGTGGCGAGGAGAAGATCACCATTCGCCACAAGAACGGAACCATCATCCAGTGGACTGAAGGGAACAAGGTCAAGCTAGGGAAGGAGGATGGTTCATTCGAGCCTCTTGTGAGGGGTAACGCCTGGAAGCAGTGGGCGGAGAATCACACACATCCTCACTCCTGGGGGCCGACGAGCAAGCCGATTCAGCCGATTCCGTCCGATGTTCTCAGCGACGATACGGAGACGAGCTAGTGCCATTGGTCATCGGCACACTTACCTCTGGAATCCAGAGGGTATTTGACCAGCAACTGTCTGATATATCAGACATAGCTCGTCAGATTGCGAAGGCGTACCAGTCCTATGCGGCAACAGCGCAGGCGCCCCCTGGCGTCCCTGTGATTCTCAGGGGAACAGAGAGCAGGCTCTTTGAGCAGGCGCTGTTCAACCTCATGAAGGGACAGCTGCCAAAGCCGCAGGCTGCAAACGCCATAGGCAATGCCATCTCTGGATTCTGGATGACTCCACCCGTTCAGACTGGGGCAGGCGGGGTTGTTACAGCGGTAATTCCTCAGGCGGGGCTAGGTCGCTTGATTGGCGTGAATGTGAAAGACTCCAGCAACGCTGCGTCGACGCTTGCGCAGGCGCTTGACGCAATGACCAAGACAGTCTTTGTGACCAATCCAACCCCTCTCCCTCCGGGGCCAATCTTCTAGGTATGGCGCGCATACGTTCAATATCTTTCCCCTTCAAGAAGGGAGATCTGGCGTTTCCGACACCGGCGACGGACACAGATGCAATCTTTGCCTCTGTGGTTCAGATCATCACAACGAACAAGGGGGAAAGGGTCATGCGCCCGGACTTTGGGTGCGATGCCTTCACGTTTGTATTCGAGTCTAGTACAGAATCCTTCCGGCTGGATGTAGAGCGAGAGGTAAGACAGTGTCTCTCTAAGTGGGAAAAGAGGATTCGAGTTGAGAGTGTTGATGTGACCACAGACCCAATCGCAGAGCCTGGACAGATCTTGATTGACATCGTGTACACCATTGTCACGACAGGCGAGGTCCAACAGGTCTCGGTAGCCGGGGGAGTGTAGAGATGGCGAGTGCAAATCTAGTACGCGTCCGGTACGCGGGTCTCGACTTCGACACCCATGAAGATGAGATCCTCTCGCGCTTGCAGGTCAAGTTCGCGACGGTCTTCAATGACTTCGCTGTCTCGTCCCTGGGCATCATGCTTGTGGACATCTTCTCGTTCGGGTTGGACACGCTGTCGTTCTACCTGGACAGGCGAGCGACCGACAACTTCCTCTCGACCGCGAGGACGCTGTCGTCGGCGTCGCGTTTGGCCCGCCAGCTTGGCTACAAGGTTGGTGCCTCAACGGCGTCCAGCGTCGATCTCAGTATCACGCTTGTAGATCAGGCGAACACGTTTCCGATTCCCATCCCTGCTGGCTTCAAGTTCCAGGGGCCTGCTGGCCTGGTCTTTGAGACCCAGGAGGACTTGGAGTTCTCGATCTCCGACACGTCTACAAAGACGGTTACCGCATCCGAGGGTGAGACCCTTACGACGGTGTTCACGTCGGATGGTTCGGCGAACCAGGTGTTCAAGATCGCTAACGTTCCTGACGGCAAGTTCATTGTTGGTCCAGGTACGGAGAACGTTTCACAGGTAACTGTGGAGGTTGACGGCAACGCCTGGGAAGAACAGGAGCTGCTTGTCTTTGGCGATACGGAACAGTTCGAGATTGGGTACAACGATGACCCGGCAACGCTACGGTTTGGCGACGGTATCGCTGGCAAAATTCCTGAGGACGGGGCAGAGGTTCGCATCTCGTTCTTTGTAACGTCCGGTGTCAACGGCCAGGCGACAGAGGGAACGATCACTTCCCCGGTAGTCCCACTCGTGGTCAGCTTTGAGCAGATCGGCTTGGTCGTAACGAACCCTGAAGGTACCAGCGGGGGTAGTGACCCGGAGACCATTGAGAGCGTCAAGGCAAATGCGCCCACGGTATTCAAGGCGCGCAACGTCAATGTAACCATCGAGGACTACGAGGCCCGTGCGCAGTCGTTCGTGGACCCGGTGTTTGGCTCCATTGCAGTAGCTCAGGCAATCTCTGTTCGTGGCTCATCGGACGATGCCTTCCTGTCTTCGAAGCTTGCATCCATCCGAGCTGAAGCAGACAGCGTGGTGCCGACCGTCAATGCGGCCGTTACTTCAATCAGCGCTGACAGCGACTCGATCGCATCGTCTGTATCTGATGCGCAGACGGATGATTCCTCCCTGGCGACAGACATCTCGGACATCGCCACGGCTGAAGTATCGGCCCGAGCGGCCAACGAGAGCACTCGGACTGCTGCAGGGGTCATCAGCTCGAACTCTATCTCCATCAGTACGGACCTTGGAACTATCGACACGCAGCACGACAGCATTGTCACCGACATCAACGCAGCCCCGGTTGCTGCTGGTGCAGGGGAGATAGGGGCCACCCTACTGTCGACCCTTCTTGGGTATCTCGGGACAATGGATGTTGCGAGAATTACAGCTGATGCCAGAAACTCAGAGGTAACGACTCAGGCTGGAACCATCCTTGCGAACACGACATCCATCACAACGGAACTCGATGTCATAAACGCGAAGGCAGATAGCTCGGAGACCCTGCGGGCCTCTATTCGTACAGACATCGATTCAATCGAAACGAGCAACACCTCCCTGAAGTCCACGGCAACAACCCTGGACACAGACATTGATGACATCAGTGATGATGTGACCACGCTGACGACGGACATCTCGGACCACGTTGACTCATTTTTGTCGAATGAGTGTCAGTCGAACCTCATCGAGGTCCCTGTGCTCACGTTTGATTCAGAGGGCTTCTACGTGGTTCCGACTATCGGGCTTCAGTCTTCGTTGCAGAGGTATCTCGATGCGGCCAAGGAGGTGACTCAGGTTGTCAAGGTGACTGGTGCTAGCAACCTCCTGGTCGCTGCATCGATTACAGCGCATGTCGGCATCTTGACAGGGTTTAATGAGTCGTCCGTTAGGTCCCAGGTCGAGGCTGAGATTCTCGGGGTGCTGAGAGGGCGAAAGTTTGGCGTAACACTGCGTTTGTCTGAGCTGTATGCACCCATCGCCCCGGCGCCTGACGACGTCAAGATCGACGGTGTTGACTTCGTTAACATCAAGATCGTGGGCCCCGTAACGCTCATCGATTCGGACGGCAACCTTCCAGTACAGGACTTCGAGGTGGTGACCCGTGGAACTATCACAGTGACAAGCGAAGTCGTCGATGCGGCATCGGTGGTGACCACCTAGGAGAAGCTCATGTCGATTTCCTCTGTCAGCTCAAATATCACCAAGAGTTCCAACTCCATCGAGGTGTTCCAGGGAGAGTCCCTGGACCTTGAGTTGGAGGTTACAACTATCGTAACCGCGACCGACGGGACCGAGAGTGAGCAGCCTGTCAACCTAACGGGGTCAACGGTCTACTTCTGTGTTCGACGGTCTACGGGGGATCCAGAGCTTCTCATCGACAAGGATTCAGGGAGCGCACTGGAGATTGAGATTTTGACTCCAGCAACGGACGGGTTAGCCCTCATTCACTTGGTCCCTGACGACACAAAGAACCTCCCTGCAGGAGAATACGTATTCGATGTATGGGTGGTCCTGAGTAGCGGAAAGCAGGTTCCTGTGGTGGAGGTGTCCGAGTTCAAGGTCAAGGAGCCGGTCTGCAGATTGCCGTAGGTGAGCCATGACGGGTAAAGAGCTATTCGACCAAATCGCTGCAGAGATCAAGGAGCTTCATCCCTCCTTTTCCATGCGGTTCAAAGACGAGAGCAAGCTAATGAAGCTGCTCGCGGTGCTCATGTACCCGTTCAACAACAGGTTCATGGACGGCTTTGTCACAACCCTTGGTAGCACCGTGTATTTCCCCTCCCGGAGACTCCTGAGCCTGCGATGGGAAGAGTACGCCCGTGTTCTGGCGCATGAACGTGTGCACATTTGGGACGGGGAGCAAAGGCCAATCCGGTTCAACCTCGGATATGCGTTTCCGCAGTGGCTTGCGGTCATAGGACTGACAGCCTTTGCTGTCCTTGGCTCCTGGATTCCCCTCGCTGTCGTTGCGGGTGGCGCGGCGGTGTCGTATTTGGCGCTGTGGATTGCGATGAGGGGAACTGAGTCAAGGAAAGTCCGTCTCGGGGTGTTCTTCCCCTTGATCGGGCTGTCCGTTGTCGCATTTGCCGCTTTGTCTGTTTGGCTTGCTGGTTGGTGGGCCTTCCTTGCGGGCGGCGCCCTGGTCCCCTTGGCTCCATGGAGGGCTTACTGGCGTGCCGAGTCTGAGTATCGCGGGTACGCGATGGGTATTGCCATCTCGTACTGGAAGTACGGGTTTGTCCCTCTACGTGTCCTGGAGAACCGTGTGTCCACGTTCACGGGCATGAACTACTACCGGATGGACCCGAGCGCGAAGCGCGTCATGGCGCGGCTGAGGGGTATCCTGGCGTCCTGTGAGAGCAATGAGATCCTCGGGGGCCCAGACGCACGGCCCTATCAGAGGGTCTTCGATGTACTCAAGCGAAACGGACTCGCGAAGTATGGAGATGTAAGTGCCTGATTCTCCAAGGATGAGATGGCCGTTTCCGGCCAAGGACAGTGATCCGTGGTTCGAGAAGTTCGACTCGATGGTCGAGGCCATGGACGGGTCTGGCTATGCCTCCAGGGAAGATCGTCAGCTCATTCTTGGCGGCGGCGACGACGTTACATTCGATGCGGGCGCCAATACCCTGACGTGGTCTGCGGACATCGAGGTGTTCTCGCCTATCTCAGGCTTCAAGCTGACCGTTCCTGCGGACACAATTAGCATCCTGGATGGGGAGATTCTCTATGCGGTGCTGACCCGGGCTCCGCAGACAAACAACACAATCGCCAAGACCGTCGCGTCGACGGTCCCGAATACAGACGACGCCTTTGCCTTGTGCATCCGAAGGGGCACGACCATCTATTGGCGTCACGGGTCTAAGGTGGAGACCGGGGAGACGGTCAACATCTTTGGCGTCCCAGGTACGGGGAACCAGGGAGATACATACGAAAGGTCTGCAACCTTCGGTGTGCCCGAAGGTTCGGATACGCAAGAGGCGACGCTCGGTCGCATCATTTTGCAGGGTTCGCTGATTGGCTTGTCGGCCGAGCTGACTCGCCCCGTGACGGCCGGTACGGTCACGGTCAACGTTAAGGTCGGGGCGAGCATTGAGCTGACAGTCGTTCTTGATCTGGCGAACCCGACGACCCTATTCACTGTCGCCGCTCCGGGCAGTCACCCTGTAACACCCAATGCGGACATCAGCATTGAAGTAGTCACAGCCGGGTACACCAACGCGGACACCCTCGATGCGGGGTTGACAGTCATCGCGACGTTTTCTACGGGCGTCTCCTTGCCCTCGGGCGGCGTCCCGGATGCATCAGGCTCGGTCAAGGGTGTTACCAAGCTATCTCTCGATCCGGTGACAGCGATTGATCCAATCGCTGTCGGCGACAACGATCCGCGACTGTACGAGAACCGACGCATTATTCGGACTATCTCGCAGCCTGCAGACAGTGACTCTTTTACTGTATCTTTCTCCCCAGATATGCCGAGCGTCGCATACATAGTCATCCATAACCTGGGGACGGTATCGTCTCATGTCGGGGTAGATATTCCTGAATCGGGCAGGGCGGTCGGATCCTTCACTGTGAACACGTCGGCGGCACTCGACGACGGCGACACAATCTACTTCTTCGTGGCGGAGGAATAGCGTGTCTGTACCGTTCAGAGGCGTACGATATGATGTAGTCAGCGGAGGGGCATCCGACCCGCGACTGGTCTCGGGTACGGCGGATCCTTCCAGCGGTGGCCTGGCGGCTCCTGAGGGGTCGCTATTCCTGCGATACGTTGCAGCGGGTGGAGAAGTTTACTTCAAGACTGGGGCCGCTGACACTGCTTGGACGGCGGTGGGTTCCGGCGGCGGCGGGTCACTCGATGACGCCTACAACGGCGGCAGTGCCATCACTGCTGATGCTGGCGCAGTTTCAATCACCAATGCTGCAGCGGACAACAATAATGTCTTGGAGATTTCCAAGACACCGGCCGGGGCTCAATCCGGTGCTGGAGTGTCTGTGTCAATGGGCGCCAACGCGACGGGCGCTGGCATATCGATCTTGCAGAACGGTTCGGGGAGTAGCTTGCTCCTATCGTCCGGCGGTTCCGCAGCCGCCCCAGCCATATCCCTTGGCGGAGCCCAGACGGGCTTGTTCTCTCCTGGTTCTAACCAGTTAGCTGTCACGAACAACAACGCCCAGACGGCTCTATGGGATGCCCTGGGGACGCTCACGCTCTCTCCTCAAGCCTCAGTCAGTGGTTTGCAAGAGACCCTGCGTGTTACAGCGGCGGGTCACTCGGGTATCACAGCCAGCACCGAGAACTCGGATATCATTTTCAACCTCCAGCGCACGATCACCTACGCGACCGGAGCGCTGGCTCAGCACCGGGCAGCCATCGTCCAGGCTCCGACGCTCGCCTTCGCTGGTGCTTCTGTAGTTGACGATGCGTCTACCTGGTATATCGCCGGGCCACCGGCCGAAGGGGCCTTGGCGACGATCACTAACCCGGCGGCACTGCACGTAGATGACGGTGTCTCTCGCCTCGATGATGGTGTCGAGTTCATTGAGCGTGCTGCGGCAGTACGCTCGATCCCTAGTGGTCGAGGTTTGCTATGGGTGCGGCAAGACAGCCCGAGTGTGCTGGTCTTCACGGATGACACGAATGTTGACACCGTGCTCGGCGCCGGTGGCGGCGGCAACACGCTTACGGGTGCATACAACCAGGGCGGCGCCGGAGTCGGTAGGATTGTGGAGGCGATTTCGGATGCGGTTGTTATCCGAAACACATCCTCGGCAGATAACAATAATCTGCTGGAGATTTCAAAGACGCAGGCTGGCGGCGACCGCTCGGGCAATCTCATCAACCTGACCAATAACGTGTTCCATACAGGGAACATGATTGCTGCCCAGTTCGCTAGCAATAGTGCGAATACGGCTCTGGCCCTGACTCAGTCTGGGGGGTCGTCGACGGCGAATCGTGCGATTACTTGGACAGAGACGACCACAGGAATCGTCCCTGTCATTGACATTGCTCGTGCAGGTGTTGCGATCAACGGGGCTGCCCTCCGAGCTGACCACGATGCGATCACGACACAGTCAGATCGCAACACCATTTCAGTGGAGTTGCGGAATACAACCACGGCTACGGCCGGGAATCCGAAGTATTCACCATCCCTTGCTTTGGTCGGCCATGGCCATGACGGTGGTGCAGATCGTCAGCACACCTGGCTCTTGCAGAACCAGCCAGTCGATGCGGCGTTGTCGAGCGAGCTGCACTTCGTGGTCGAGACTTCATCAGGCGGTGGCTTCACGTCGGTGATGAATCTAAACCAGGCCGGTGACCTGGACGTGGCTGGCAAGCTTACGGTCGCGGGCCTTATCGATCCAACCGGCATGGTCTTCGATGAGCAGGCTACAGTCCCAGGTGGTACCCCGACGGGAAGCAAGGCGACTCTCTGGGTACGCAACGATGCTACGCCGCAGCTCGTTTTGACAGATGACACCGGCACCGACACGGATGTGGGCTCAGGCGGTGGTGGCGGAGTCAGTGCTGGCGGCGGCTCTGAAAGGGCTGCGACATTCAGCATCCCTGAGGGAGCAGGGACTGTAGAGGCAACCCTCGGCTCTGCGGTGCGCGCAGGATCCGTTATCGGTGTGTCGGCTCGTCTTGAGGACGCGGTCACTGCCGGTACGGTGACAGTCAATGTCAAGGTCGGTGGTTCGACAGTGATGTCGACGATCCTGAACACGACCGACACCATCACGAATCTCACAACCTCCCTCCCAGGCGAGGACCCGGTCGCAGCCAATGATGAGATCTCAGTCGAAGTGGTTACGTCTGGTTTCACGAATGCCGGGAGTGCTCCGACTGGCCTAACGGTCAACGTCTTGCTCACGGGTGCAACAGAGCCCGTTGTAGCCGGAGGAGGGTCGCTGGTCTTCGTTGATTCCAAGACGGTGACAGGTGCAGCGACGGGCAGTGTTGTGTTCACCGGGCTCGATGGTGACACGGATACGCGCTACATGCTTGAGGCGTACATCGTCAACGACGATCAGCCGACCACGCGGACGTTCACACTTCGTCCGAACGGTCTGACAACAAATCAGGATAGCCAGAAGCTGGCCACAGGCGGCGCTAGCGTTACAGGCTCAGACGAGGTTGAGCTTACGATTGCTGACTTCAGCTCGCCAAACCTGTGGGCCATCATCGACATCATGCCTGTCACAGGGCAGCGACGAGCAGTGATTGCGCGTGGCTCGGCCTTGGATGCTGTACCGGACAATACGGCGCACTTCTATACGGGCAACTGGAACGAGACGGCGACGAACATCACCTCGCTGGAGATCAACGAAGCGGCATCATCCGCCATCGGTGTAGGGTCCTTTTTCCGCCTGTTCAAGATCGTCGAGTCCCCCGAGATCGTCGCCTCTGCAGGCGGCGTCTATGAGAGGCACGCATCATTCGGCGTGACCGTCGGTGGCTCAACCCAGGAAGCCACTGTAGGCCGCGTCCAGTTTCCAGGCTCACTTATCGGCGTTGCCGCACACATCGAGGACGCAGTCACGGCGGGCTCCATTGTTGTCAACGTCAAGATCAATGCGGTAACCAAGCTGACGGCTACCCTGAACACGACAGACACAGATGTGGCCTTTGACACAGGAGCCGTCGGTCTCCATGAGCTGACGAACGGTGACGAAATCACTGTCGAGGCAGTCGCAACTGGCTACGACAACGCCGGATCGGTGACTTCGGGACTCGTTGTTGATGTGAGTCTTGCGGCTAAGGTTGCGACAGATCCAGTTCAATCTGCCAGCAATACTGTTACGGGTATCACCAGGCTCTCCGTAGCCCCGTCGGGAGTGCCAGTTGCCTACGGGTCCAACGATACCGTGGTAGCCCGGACAGATACCCAGCAGACTTTCACAAAGGCTCAGGGTTCAGCCATCTCTGCGCTAGCCGATGGGGCAAACATTTCGGTCGACGCCAGCCTGAGCAACAGCTTTTCGTTGACCATATCCGGCTCAACCGGACAGCTCGACAACCCGACCAACTTGGTTGCCGGATTCACATACATTTTCCGTATTACTCAGAGCGGCGGTGGAGGGGACACCCTGTCCTTTGGTACCGCCTACAAGTTCGAGGGAGGAACAGCTCCGACAATCACAGCCACAGCTAGCGCCGTAGATCTCATTACCGGATTCTGTCCTGACGGAGCAAATCTGGAATGCGCTGTCATTCAGGACCTCCAATAGCCATGTTTACCTTCGCCGTCTCCATGAATAAGTCCTCTGCATCAGGGTCACCATTCCCTGTGACAGACCAGCTACTAGGCCTGTGGGACCCGGAGGCCGGGGTGACCGGAGGTAGCCCTATTACCGTGTGGGCAGACCAGAGCGGCAACGGCAATGACTGGTTGGAGGACACTGGATCCGGCGGAGGAGGTCCAACCCTGGCGGCGTCCATTCTCAACGGGCTCTCCGTAGTTCAGTTTGATGGCGCCAACGACAAGATGTCTCAGTCTGCGTTCATCTCTGGATCGACCGACGGAACAATGGCCTTGGTGGTAAGGCGAACAACTACCGGGAACAAGGGGTGGCACGTGTTTGGGTCATCCACGACGCAGCCTCACTTCATGCACAGCAACCTTATCTACGAGACATTCGGCTCTGCCGCACGGTCCACGGGAGTTGCCTCATCTTCGTTCGACAACAACGAATGGGGAGTCTACCTCGTGACCATGGTTGGTAACGAGATGACCAGATACGCCAACAACTCGCAGTTCGCTCAGCAGACGCTCTCGAAACAGTGGCAGGCAACGTTTCGCCTTGGCACCGGGAACACAGGAGGGGCAATCGGAGGTACTCATAGTTTTCAGGGGGAGATTGCTGAGATGGCGGTATGGGACAAGGGCCTGGACGGCACAGAGCGAACAGCCGTGTTTGATTACTTCAACGACAAGTTCGCATTGGGGTTGTAAGAGATGCCTAAGCTTCCACACCAGAGCACAGTTCCTCCTGTAGATGGAACCGACGCAGCCACAAAGGCTGACGGTGGTGCCGCAGAGTCGCTTCAGACCACAGGTGCGTCTGTCGATGTCGCCGCTGCAGCTCCCCCAACAACAGGCCAGGTTCTCAAGGCGACAGGCGCCACGACTGCGACATGGCAGAACGAAGCTGGCGGCGGTGCAGCTGATGCTCTGTCTACGACAGGTGCGGATGTCGACGTCTCTACAGCGCCACCTCCCACGACCGGCCAGGCTCTTGTGGCGACGAGCGCCACGACTGCCACGTGGCAAGACGTAGCTGCGAGCGGCCCTGTTGCTGCGGCAGGCGGCGACTACATCGTTGTTGTGCTGAGTGGTGACCAAGACCTCGGAGTCTCCGCATCCGATGCAACGCTGGCCTGGGATACCGTGCGAACCCAGCGTGGTGTTATCGCACTGGCGAGCAATCAGGTTTCACTGAAGGCTGGACGCACGTATTGGCTCCAGGCAGCCATGCGGTTGCAACACTCATCGGCGGCTTCTAGATCGTTCTACTTTTACGACGTCACGGGCGCAGCCGCTATTGGGACTTCCAGCAGCGTGGTGAGGACAGTAAATGAGACAGCCAGCCTGTCCAGCCAGCCGGTCCTGTCGTTCCCATTCACACCCACAGTCGATTCGCTGGTCGAAGTTCGGGCTGGGTCGGGAACCGACAATGTTGATGCAGACTCACAAGCATCCTGGTTCCAGGTTACTGAGATAGGAGCGGTGCAGGCCGAGGTCGTCGGCGGCCTGGAGTTCGTAGATATTATCGAGGTCACTGGCGCCGCAGTGCAGGATGTAGATTTCGGCACAGGGGGAGACGGGGTTCTGGGTCGGGCCCTCGATGGCGATGTAGATCAGACCTACTTTATCGAGTTCATCCTTCCTGCCACAGGGTTGACGCCAGATATCACTTTGCAGCCCAACTCTGCGTCGACGTTGCAGGCCTCCGGGCGACACGCTGCCGGTGCCTCGCACGTCATTCAGACGTCATCCGATCTGCGCATTGCTGGGCTCACTGCCAACCGCTACGCCCATGGAACTGTTGAGTTCTATGCGGAAACGACTGGCGAGGTGCGTGGCTACCAGGTTCGCTCAATCATCGATGATGCCGATCCTCCGACAACTACCGATCTCCACATAGATGACTTCGGTGGCTTCTGGGGGGATAAGACGACCAATGTCACGTCACTCAGGATCCATTCGAGTGTAGCTAGCGGCATCGCCGTTGGCGCTCGGTTTATTCTCTGGCGTCGCACGAGGAACAACCTCAAGACGGCCAACGCCTCCATCTATGAGCGTAATGTGCAGGCAGTGGTTGCACAGGGAACGAACTCTGCCACCACGTACACGACAGGACATGCCACTTTTGGCGGGTCCGCTGTTGGCGTGAGTGCATCCCTTATCGATGACACCGTGTCGTCGGGCTCCATCACGGTCGAGTTCAAGGTCGCTGGGTCGACGATTCTTACAGTAACGCTGGATTCGACGAACACGTCGTATCATCGTGCCGCGTCTCCGGTTGGAGTCATCCCGGTGGCTTTCAGTGACGCTATCGAAGTGGATATCTCGACCACCAGCCTGGTGACAGCAGGGGCTGGCACCCCGGGTATCATGGTCAACGTCATGATGACCAACGACGCCTTCATAAAGGCGCCGACAGGCCCCGACTACATGATTGCCACCCTGTCGTCTGCTCAGACCACCAACGTGAATGTCAACAACCATATTGAGTGGGACTCTTCGTCGAGCAGGGGTACGGCAATTGCGTTATCTGCTGGCGCCGGACAGGCGGCAGGTATTTTTACGCTACAACCTGGCAAGACGTATGAGATTCATGCGCACCTGGGGGCCACAACGAACGAGGGCTCTAGTCAGTCGCGGTGGACTCTACATCCTGCTGATACTCCGCTCATAGATGACACGGGTGAGGAGGCGGAAATCCATGTCCACGTCGACAACGTTGGGCACGACCTCAATGGCAACTCATCGTCGATTCACGTGTTCACACCCTCAGTTGAGACGCAAATCAAGATTGACATCACGTCCGACGTCAACTTCGTGTCTTGGACGCAGTTCTCCAGGGTCTACATCAAGGAGCTGAAGTAGATGACCAAACTTAGCCATCAGCAAGCTCCGACGGCAGTAGACTCCTCAGATGTAGGGACAAAGCAATTTGTCGAGCGTCTCGGTGGGCGCGGTGCACCGGAGTTCATTTACGCATCCCTCTCTGGGGATGACACGTTTGCGGCTTCCACGGCTGTTGCCTTTGACACCATTGACAGTAGTCGTGGCATCAGCGTCGATGGCGCGGGCAAGTTCTCCGGGCTGAAGGCTGGGCGTACCTATTTCCTTCAGGCTGGCATCCGTATCAACCATTCAGCTGCCGCGAACATCAACTGCAACTGGTACAACGTCACGACTGCGGCGAACATCGGAAAGGAGACATCTTCAAACACTGAGACCAGTACTGGTCATACGTCAACCCAGCCGATGGTGACGTATGTCTTCACCCCGGAAGAGGACACTGAGGTTGAGTGTCGGATGATCTCAGGTACTGCCGGTTCGCTTGTGAGCGCAACGCGGTCATTCGCCATGGTCATAGAGATCTCCGGCCCTGCCATTGCTGGTCCTCTGGAGTTCATTGAGACAATCGAAGTCACTGGGTCTGCCGTTCAGACCGTTACCTTCAGTGGGCTGAACGGGGACGATGACGAGAGGTATGTCCTTCTAGGTCACTGGACCAAGCCATCTGCTACGCGATTCCTGGTCATGCGTCCGAATGGAATTACCGCCAACCAGACTACACAGAGAAGAGGAGGGTCAGGGGCAGGAGCGAACTCTTACACCGATCTCCGTGTGGCTTTCACTGACAATACGGCGAATGAGGTCTTCTTTGAAGCCAAGATGGAGGCGGCGACGGGGACCAAGAGAGGATACATAGGGCATTCTGGCGGGCTGGAAACCTCAGGTACGGTTGAGCTTTACGGCGGGGGATGGGACGACGACTCCACAAACATTACCTCGCTAGAAGTGCATGCCGACGCAGCCTCAGCGATAGAGGCGGGGTCGACATTCTCTCTTTATCGTCTTCGATCTCAGAACTTCCCAGAGAATAGCTTCCCGCCGGGGCATCTTGATGGGTTGGCGATGTCATACAACACGGCATCGACGGTGGATATCGCTCCGGGCACAGCCAAAGACAGCACGGGAAGGCGAGATATAACAGTCAACGCGTCGCTTACGGCGGACATCACTGCTTCGGGTGCGAATGGTCTTGATACCGGGTCCGAGGCTTCATCGACTTGGTATGCCCTCTATGTCATCGATGGGCCAGGGGTGGTTCCGGCAGCTCTCCTGAGTGTGAGTTTCGCATCTCCGACGCTGCCAGCCGGGTACGATGTGTTCCGGCGAGTGGGAGCGGTGAGGAATGATGGAAGCTCGGACATCGAGATCTTTTACATGCGCGGCGGCGGCCGGGATCGGCTGATCCAGTGGGACGACTATGCCAACTTCCAGGTGTTGTCATCTGGATCGGCAACTAGTTTCACAAACGTATCTCTGTCATCAGCTATTCCTGAGACTGCGTTCCGGGCCTTTGCTGGATTCCAATTTTCCCCTGCCTCGTCTGGGAACCAGGCTCGCATTCGACGCGAAGGGACCGGAGGTGCGATTCAGATCCAGATTGACACCGATTCTGCAGCTTCCATATCCCCGTTCACTCAGACTGAGCTATGGACAGACGATAGTCAGGTTGTCGAGTACAGCGTGAGCAATGCCTCGGATGCTTTGTGGATCTGGATTACTGGATATGTCGATGAGCTATAGGACGGGACGATGCTGACGTTTCCTGTGAACATGCTGAGCCCTGGATTGAGTGTTGCTCCGGTGACATTTAAGTCGGCCGCCAGTCAGATGTTTGGCAGCGGTGGTGTCAGCACGGACCTGACACTGCCGGGTGGGATTGTCTCAGGAGACCTGATCCTTGTGTTCTGTGCCGGATCACTGTCAAGCCTGGACATCACCGGCTTCACCGGCGGGTACTCGAAAGAGGTTGACGTACAGTACAACAATGATGGCAACGACAACGTTGTTGACCTGTATGCGAAGAAGGCGGCCGGAGGTGAATCGAGTGTTCAGGCTACCTGGTCAACAGGGGGCGTAAACTACAGGGCGATGGGCGCACTTGTGTATGAGGGGGCTGATACAACGTCGTCTCCTGTTCCAACCGTCAAGCAGCAGCCGATTTTCGTGTCGAACAACATGGTCACCAATTCTTGGACCGATGCGCCAGCGGGTGACATGAATGTGGTTGTTTGGTGGGTGAATCGTAGCAGTACAAGTGATGTGAACATCTCAGCCACACCGGCTGGAATGACCCAGCGCATCCTTCTGGACGGCGTGTCCGGCCCCACCTCCAGGCCTGATGTCATTCTGTCGGTCTACGAGCTGGCTGGTTCGGGGGCTGGTTCTATTCAGAAGCAGCAGAACTATGATCAGGGAGACTGCGCTCACGTGAACTATGGGATTCAGCTCGCTGTCTGAGGATTGATTATGGGAAGGCTTGCACACCAAATACTGCCTGGCGTAGCAGGGGACACGTATATCAGTATCGTGCCATGCGGAGGGGCTGCGTCCCACGATTCCGCAACACCTTTGGTGGTGAGCCAGTTCGAATTCGATCCGACCTTGTACAACCTGGAGGGCGGATCGAGGACCCTGTTGTTCAGGGCCATTGCTGCCAATGGCGTGTCGCCACTGACCACCCATGTGCAGCTGTACAACCTCACCGACGCAGAGATCATCGCAACCCTGGATTTCGTCGATACAACAGTTCCCGGGAAGGACGAAGTGGCTTTGACGGAGGGGGGCGGAGCAGGCGAAATAGACCCGGCGGCAAAGATTTACGAGGTGAGGATCTTCGTGGACGCGCCAGGTGGCCCGTCCGACACCATTGAGCTTGGCTCGGCAGAGATCCGGGTTCTCATTTCACCGATAGGATAGGGACCCATGGCGCTACCCACACTGGATAAGACTTGGCGATTCAACATCAACAACAAGCAAGCTACAGCCGTCAATGCGGCCTGGCACAAGAGCATGATGTTGGATCTCAAGAACATCCTGGCCAATACATCGCCGCCGATTGCGTGGGACACGACTCCAACCGGCATCTGGACCGTGGCTGGGTCCGGTGACTCGACAGCGGCTGGAATGGACGCGACCGATAGGTGGACGACCACAGGAGATCTCATCTGGGACCGCCCCGGAGATCCTCATAGCTGGATTGTCTTTGATACAGGCATGAACGGGGGCAGCGCTCAGGTCCTCATTGATCTGGACAACAACAACAACGCGACAGCCGATAGCCAGCCGGAAAGTATTCGCGTTGCCATCTCTCCAGGAGGCAACTACACGGGCGGATCTACAACAGACGCGCCGACGGCATCGGACGAGACAAATGAAATTACCATTGGAACAACGGTTGGCTGGTGGGCCGGTGGACAGACGTCCAACGGAGTAGACAGCGCCTTCCATGTCTTGATGAGTAGCGACGGGGCTGAGCTGAGGATCTTCATGCTCAACAACAACGTCTGTTACACCATTTGGGCAATCGGGGAGGCGGCAGATGCGCCGCCCTCTGCGGCTCACAACCTCTACGGATCCATTTGGTCCACGAGTACTCAAGCAATCGAGTGCGGATCGACACACGATGCTACCAATGGATGGCTTCACGGAAGCAGCGACAACGTACGAGGCGTAGGCAACTTTCACAAGTTCGTCTACCTGAACTACGTGCATTCATCGGGCAATGTATCCCTCTGGAATGCAGCCACAGTTCCAGGGGTCGGGGACGAGGTCGAAGGCGAAACCGTGTTTGGTGAGATTTCCATGTGGGACACCGACAGCGCCGGTGTCCGTGGCCCCAAGGGTCGCTTGAAGGATATCTGGCTAGTGACAAACGCTCGGGCAAACGGAGACACGTTCCCAGCGAACGGTACTCGCCAGTTTCACAAGGTAGCCGAGAACATCGCCGTACCCTGGGATGGCACCATTCCAGAGAACGCTTTCTAGGGAGCCATGAGTACCCATTCAGCACAGGCTACAGCTGACAACCAAGGCGCATTCATTACGGATGCGTCTCAGACGGGGCTAGACATAGCCGCGTCCATGACGCTGTCGTGCTGGATACGTCCAACCTCGATCGGTTCTGCGTATACGCTGATGGGGAAGGTCGACACCGTCGTCGAGAACCAGGACTGGGCTTACATGCTTGGGCTGGATGCCTCTGATGAGCTTGGGTTCACGTACTCAACGACAGGATCAGGGCTGGCCACATTCTCTGCGGTTTCGTCGGGGCTCAGTCTTGTAGTCGACAGGTGGACCTGGGTCGGGGCTGTTTTCCGTAGTGGAACGCCCGAGGTTCAGTTCTACCAGGACGGGCTGCCTCTTGGATCGGCGGTTTCGATCGGCGGAACGGGAACGGTGCGTGTGAACGCAGCCGCGTTCACCATCTGTGGCCTGGATGGAGGCGGCGATGATGGGTATCGGGGATACATCGATCAGGTTCGCGTCTTTGACGATGAGCGCACAGACTCGGAGATGTTCGACGACTACTTGAGTGATGTTGCGTCGGCAACCAACCTCCAAATCGGACTCGGCCTTGACAATGATTTTACTGATGTTTCAGGGAACGCCAACACGCTGACTAACAGCAGTCTGACGTTTATCGAAGGCGAGGTGCATGGCTTCCAGGGCGGCACGTCCCTTGTGCCAGTCGACGGCGGCGCCAGTGGTGGAAACCTGAACTACTTTGAGGCACAAGTTGTGAACGAGTCAGGCGCGGTGGGGGGTGGCGGTTCTTTGGTCTATCGCATGAGAGGCAATGATACGACCCTCACCTCTATTGTTTATTGGGGGTCAACAGAAGTAGATTCTGATGCGAGTGAGTACGGAGGCCCAGGTCCGGTGACGGACATCGTTGTCCACAAGGTCCTCGGCACGTGATGGAAACCTAAGGAGATCAGTAAGATGGACCGCTACATACAGATACCTGGAGATATTACCCTGAAAAAGCCGGACGGCTCTGACACCGATGTGACGATGAGGTTCAGTGGCTGGGCGCGAGACATCATCCTCGTAGACGCGAAGGTCGGAGTGGATGCTTCTACCCTATTCCTTGCAAATGACCTCAGGCAAAAATTTGCGGACGTCAATGAGGGCGACGTTGTGCAGCTGACCAAGGAGGAGTGGGAGCTAATGAGGGGTATCGTGGAAAAGCCGACTGGCGGCTATTCTCCGGGTGGTGCGATGCAGATCTTGGGCTACCTAAGGGCAGTCCTGGATGCCTCCACGCAGCGTCCAGAGCTGAAGCAGCTGGCAAGCTAGGAGTGAACGGATGGCGAATCTCTATAGAGTGACTGACATGGCGAGAGATCGTTTCTATGTCCAAGCTGACGACCCGACGTCCGCAGATGCGGCGTACACTAGTTGGGTTGTCGATCCAGCCAACGGCATGGATCATGAGAACCGCTTGCCGGTTCACTCTATAGAGCTGTTCGCATCAGACGATGCGTCTGTAATCGATGCACCCTGGCCGAACCTCATCTTGGAGTCATAGACAATGGCGCTGCCTGCACTAGAAAAGACCTGGGAGTTCGATGTCAATAGGCGCTGGGTGGTGTCGACGACGAATGATGAGACCGCCGGTGCACAGCTGTCCCTGGCAGTCAAGAATCTGCTCATGGGACAGACCCATCATGGGCTAGACGGAACCATCAATGAGATCGTTGCAGGCGTGACCTATGAGCTGGTTGCCACAGAGCAAGCTGCTATTGACCCATTTGGGGCCTCGCCAGATTTTGATGCGTCTCTGATTGGTAGAACGATCGAAATCATTGGAGCCACTTCGCCCGCCAATGATGGCAAGTTCGCTATCACGGCTGTGCCAGGGACCAATACGATCCGGTACTCCAATGCCTCAGGTGTGGCCGAAGCATTTTCCGGCAGCTACAAAGTCTTCAACGCGCAGTTCTCGGGCGGCTCGGGTGGCGTTGGGTCATCCTGGATTTGCAAGGGGTCCGGTGCGGGCAGTACAGGCAAGGGGGCGGCCATGGATGGTCGTGATCGCTGGCTGACTACCAGCGATCTGCAGGGCTCTACCTCTACGGGCGGCAACCGTTCCTGGTTCGTGTGGCAGAACGAGATCACCGGCGCTGAGTTGTTGTTGGAGCACTATTCCACGTTCTCGAATGAGGATTTTTGGGATGCCAGCGTTTACGTGTCTCCTGAGCTTGGATTCACCGGCGGCGGGACGAACTCCAGGCCGACTGCAGTTGATGAGGTGACTGTTCAGGACCGTGACAGATGGCTTGGGGACGGCAGCGTGAGTAACCAGGTCTGGTTTGGGAATGTGATGATTTCCGACGACGGAGAGGACACCAGACTGTTCCTGGCCACCCAGGGTCGAGTGGGGCAGTTCTTTCTCTGCGACAGGGCGAAGGATCCGATCACGGCAGGGCCGCTGATCGTATGGAACGGCAGCCAGAATGTCATGACGTGGGAGAAGGCTACGGACAGCAACGTCATGACGCACGGTGTGTGGAACGACAGCGCACAGCTGAGGGCGACGCTTGACAAGGATGCGGCGACCACGGGGCCGCATTTTGCGGCACTCTATATGACCCAGGAGATGCTTGGGTCAGGGATGCTTGCGGAACAGTTCCCAGATCACCCGAGCGATCTCGACGACGAGTTCCCGTTCTTCAATATCGGACTAGCCGCAACGACGGTCGGCTACCGTGGGAGACACGGACGGATGTCAGATGTTTGGTTCGTCAATGACCAAATCTCCCGTCCGCCAAACCAGGGCGCCACTTTCCCAAACAACACATCCCGTCAATTCCTCAAGCTTGGGCATATGGTTGTTCCGTGGAACGGAAGCTTGCCCCAGTTGAATGGCTAGGAGAGTACGATGGCCCTACCTGCACTTGAAAAGACATGGGAGTTTCGGCACCTGAAGATTCTATGCGCGAAGAACGATTACGAGTCGTCACATCAGGTGTTCGCCCTGGCTCTCAAGAATGCACTGACAGATACGATTGCCCATGAGTACGCGGTCGGAGACATCGCTCTTGTGTCGGGGTCCACGTATCGTGTGCAGAACGTCGGGTCAATCTTTGACGGATCGATGGTAGGTAAGACTCTGCGACTCAGAGGCATGACCTCGCCTGCCAATGACGGTGACTTCACCATCACTGCGGCAACCGCCACGACGGCGGACTATGTCAACGCATCGGCTGTCGTCGAGGCGATTGCAGGGAGCGCCAAGGTGCTGGGTGGCAATTTCACCGTGGTTCCATGGGTTGTGGACACGACGGGCACCAGTGCCATCCTGGGCGTCCCTGGAGATGAGGTAGACAGGCTGGTTACCTTCTCGGATTTCCTTTACTCGACAGGGAACAATGCCTATTGCGTTCTCAGGAACACAATCTCAGGTACACAGTGGTGCATATCCGGTGACATCGATCTGAACAACCAGGGGCGCGGAACGCTCATACTGACTACGGCGCCGAACACGTTCTTGGCAAGGGGTTCTCTCGACGGCAGTCCCGTGGGTACGAGTCGCACAGACCCTGGGGCTACGTCGCCGTCTGATGCCCACACGCTGTACAGCTCATCGGGGTCCCAGTGGTTCATTGGGACGTCGGCGGGGACGAACTTCATTGCGAATTTGCACGTAATGATGAGCAGTGACGGGGAGCACACAAGGGTTATCGGGGCTGTCAACGGCACCGTTCCCATGATTTGGTTTGACGAGAAGGTCAAGGAGCCCCACCCGGTTTGGTCTTCCATAGAGGACGCCTACATCTCTGTCATGAGCAAGTCGGGAAGTCTCGCCAACCGCGCAACGTACGGAGTGTTCAACGACTCAGCTCACTGCACCGGAAGCCGGATTCCGTCAGGGATTACGGGTGTGGCCGACCGGCACGTACCCGTCCTGTACCTGACATCGGAGGGATTCATTTCGTCCGCGAACGGTCAGAACCTGACCGTGGTGAATGAGCTGACTGGTGAGTGGCCGATGTTCCCGATGGGTATTGCCTGCCTGCAGCTGTCGTCGCGCGGTCGCATTGGGCAGATCAAGGACATGTGGTGGGTGTCAACATCCATGCTGCCGGGGCAGACGATTCCGGCGGATTCCAGTAGGCAATTCCTTGTGCTTCAGGACATTGTCATCCCCTGGGATGGGTCAGTGCCGGTTCTGTCGTAGGTTCCTATGCCGTCAGCAGACTATGAGCGCTCCAGTGGCCAGTACATTAGTCACCCGACGGGTGGCTCTGTACACCCAACTGGAGACTTCACCGTAGAGTGGTGGTGGAAGCCAGAGTCTCTTACCAATGGTGAAGATCAGCTCTTTTGGTCCCTGAACCACTCCAGCGGTGGAGAGTTGATTCGGATCTACAAGTCCGATGACACAGTTGATCCAACCCTCGTTTGCTACATCCAGGAGGTCACGACTGCGGGGCCCGCAGCAGATGAACACAACGAAGTCACGTTCAACCTGAACGGGCTTGTCAGCGCTGCCACCTGGGTTCACATGGCAGTTGTTTGTGACATCAGCAACGCGTCAGCTACCCAGTTTGAGCTGTACGTCGATGCGGTGAGCCAGGGCAACGGAACCGTTACGAGTGGGACGGATTGCTCATCGATTCCGTCGGCGGATGGGACATCATTCCTGTTTGGCGACGGTACCGACGGTGTGGATGGTCTCGTTTTCAGCTTCCGAATGTGGGTTGACCTAAGGACCGGGACGGAGATCTCAGACAACTACCAGCTCATATTTAGGGACTCTGACGGAATGGCCACTCTGGGTCTCGATTTTTACAAGGGCGGTCCTGCTGTCGGTACAGAGACAGGCCTCTTTAACAGCAGGAGACATATAGATCACGGGACAGGCAGCGGCGGTCCAGACACTTACTTGGAGACGAACGGGCCAATCGCAGAGGATGCCGATGAACCTCCAGGGATCATGCTTGACACGGGGGAGGTAGATGCCAGGGCGGACATAAACGGACCAGCTACCGCAGCACCGGCATCGTCGGACTCTGCCGACGCCACCAACGGGGCGATCGTTACAGGCCTGCAGGGCGGAACACTCCCCCAGGACATGCCGTACTTCAGCGGTGAAGGGTTTCAGGATGTGCATCCTGGCGGATTGAACAGCGATCTGCAGGGCGGAACACTTCCCCAGGACATGCCGTACTTCAGCGATTTCGCGTTCGACGCTGTCAACGGGATACTTGAGCAGTTGTCCGGCACGGCTCAGCAGGCGGCTTTTATCTATCGCATGAGGGCAACAGATACTACGCTGTCGCGAGAAGTGTACTGGAGGTCCACGCTCATTGATGAGTTCGGTAGCAACTACACTGGCCCTGGCCCTCTGACCAACATCGTTGTTTCGGCGGTGATCTGCCAGTAGCTATGGCAGGAATTGCAACCATAGCGGTTCCCACAAAGGACCGACCAGAGAGTTTCAAGCGGGCACTGCGTAGCCATATGGTCAATGCCAAGCTTCACGGCAGGGATGTTGACTTTTTTGTGCTTGATAAGTCGAGCACTCATCAGATCAGGGGGCAGAACAAGAAGGCCATCAGAGACCTGTACGACAAGTACAGGCTTCGCGTTTACTACGCCGTTGACCGAGAGGTGGACTCATTCATTGCTCGTCTCTCACAGAGGGGCGTGCCGCGCAGGCTGGCATTTTTTGCTCTTCGCGGAGTTCCGGGGCTTGAATGTCCTGTGGGAGGTACGCGAAATGCTGCGATCTTACACACGCTTGGGGACTGCTTTCTCAGTGTAGACGACGACATGGTATGCGAGGTGGCTGGAACGCCTGGTGGGCAACGAACAGTGCGTTTCTTGCGGAGTGGTGGATCGTTGCCCTATGCGAACGATCCAACCAGTGTCTCTTTCTTCTCGACGAAGGAAGAGTCATTCAGTCGGACTCAGTTTGCCTGGAATCAGGACGTGCTCGCGCTGTTCGAGGAGACCCTTGGGCTCACGTCGGCGGGATGCATGAAGCTGAAGTGGCGACAGGTTCGTGGCTATCCAACCGATGGCGGAGTAGTGCGCGCGGTGCAGGCGGGAACCGTCGGCGATGCTGGCATCCCTAGCTCTTTGTACTTTTCCGTTCTCGGGTATTCAGGGGTTACGCGAGATGTGTTCAGAGCGCCACCGGAAGTGGTGTTGTCGTCGACGGTGTTTTGTGCTTCACAGCCTGTTGCATTTGATAATCGCGATGGCATTCCGCCGTGCCTGCCTACGTCATCCAACGAGCACACACTGGGTGGCGAGTCATTGACCGGGGCGCTAATGGCTTGCTCATGTCCTGGATCGATGGTTGCCCATCTTCCATGGGCAATGAGGCACGATCCTCCTGAGGAGCGTAGCTATGACAAGGCGGTTAAGTACTTCGGACTGGAAGAGGTCCACCTACCCCAGCTAATTAGCTATGTGGTTGGGCAGCTTCCAGCAGGAACGCCCCTGAGCGAAGTCGGCCGACGACTTCTTAACGAGGCAGAGAGCGGACTCAAGCACTTCACTGGGTTCTTGGGCTTCGTGGCCCAACAGAGGCGTCAGCAACTCATCCCTGTCATCGAGAAGGCAGCAAGCAAGGCCAAAGACCCGTCTGCACTAAACAATGCTCTACGCGCGATAGAGCGAGCCAAGGACAAGGGGCGGTACTCAATCCCAGTCGAGATGCAGCTTGGCGAAAGATACGGCCTCGAAGCTGCTGCGGACATCACAAGGTTTGCGACGAGGCAGTATGGCAAGCTTCTGATGGCATGGGATGACGTGCTGGAGGCAGCAAGACAGGTTCGTCAATCAGGGTATAGACTAGGGGCCATTCCATGAGGCTTGCACACCAGAGCACTCCTGCGCCGCAGATAGACCAAGAGTCTTCGACCAAGAAGTATGTCGACGATTCGGTGGCAGCTGTGGACTTGGGCGAATATCAGGTTCTGTTCTCCTGGAACCATGCGAACGTCTCCCAGTTCACATTGACGGACCCGGCGAGCGATGGCTGGGCCGTGGCATTCGTACCAGCGACAACCGGAAAGGCGGAGCACATCCTTGTGACGGCGCCGACGATTGGCTCCTCGGCATCAGCCCGGAGGG